TAAAGAAAGATTTGCCAACATTCAAGGCGGGAGAAATATTCGTTCTGGTAAATGCTATCGAGAAACAAGGTCTATTCAGGGAGTCCGACGGTGTGATGGCGTATAACCAGAGTACCATCGACAAATTCCCGAACATCCTGACCGACTGGTTCGAAGATATTAAAGAACCGCTCATCAAGGACGAGAAAGTCCGCAAAGCGGTCAGAGCGTGGGCTGAGGCACAAGGTCTGACAGAAGTCTATTGTGCAAGCAACGGCTACGAGATATATGGCGGAGTTGATGACTGGGTGATGCAGTTCGAGGGCGAGCCGTTCCCATTCGCCGACAAGAACAGGTTCTACACCATCACCGAACTCTGCGGGGAGGAGGAAGAATGCGAGAGCTAAAGTTCAGAGTTTGGAGTGAGGAAGATAAGGAATATCGCACAGACTGTAAGTTGAAATATCTATTTACAAGTCCAACTGGACTACCATCGACAGTTTATAACGACGAGGGCGATAGGTTCGACATTGAGCAATATACGGGGCTTAAAGATAAGAACGGCAAAGAGATTTACGATAATTGCGAACTTGATGGGAGATATATAGTAGAGTATATTGCGCCAAGTTTTGTGGGTAGAGATATAGTAAGCGGTGATATAATAGAACTATATGACAACAAATTCACAATTACTAAAGAACACAGCGAACTATCGTAAAACTCCAAAAGGGGTATTAACTAATATGTATGCAAAACAACTAGAGAGAAGCAGAAATAAGGGCTTTCCTATGCCAGATTATTCGCTCCAATGGCTTCATGATACTTTTTTGAATGATATTAAATTCAAGCGGTTATATGCCGAATGGGCAAAAAGTGGCTATGATAAATGGAAAAAGCCAACTATCGACAGAATAAACAGGTTAAAGCCATATACTAAGGATAATATACAGCTTATGTCATGGGCGGACAACAGAGCTAAAGAGAATAATGAAAGACTGTCAAGAAAAGGGGCGGTCATACAATATCAGGACGGCGTAGAGGTAGCTCGATATGCGAGCCAAAAACAGCTTATAAAGCAAACTGGATTCACGCAGGGCTTAGTGAGTGCCGTGCTAAATGGCAAACGAAACCATCACAAAGGATATACATTCAAATATGAGGCAGAAGTCATCGGCACAATCCACGAAAATGGAGACATCTTAAATGACGAACAAAATTAGAGAAATCGAAGTCCGAAAAGGGCAATATATTGTAGAGTTCGAATGTGATTATTGTCATAAAGACACATTGGAGCGTAAAAGCCATTACGACAGAAAGAAACGGCACTTTTGCTCTATGGCATGCTACGCAAAATATCGGGAGCAAATAATGCCTCCAGAAGAACAACCGACTTTCGGCAAAGGATACTCAAAAGAAGAACGAACAAAACGCAGGAAAGCTCGTTCAGAATTGAACCATTATTTGCGCGATAAGCATATTGAGCGAAAACCTTGCGAAGTATGTGGGGAGAAAGCTGAAGCACACCACGACGATTATAATAAGCCACTCGAAGTTAGGTGGCTTTGCCGAAAACACCACAGAGAGTGGCATAAAATACATGAAAACCCTGAATTATTAGGAGAAGAAAAATGACAAGATGGGAAATTTTAGAAAAAGCTAAAGAAGTTCCTGAGGGTAAATATGGTGACGGTGATTTTAGAAAGTGGAAACTTAAAGAAGATTATAAACCAGTTCAAAAAGTCGTAGATGTAATTATTGAAGGAGAGGACCATATAAGTAAAGAAATTGAAAAGCATAAAGAAGAAATCAGGAAGCTTGAATCAGCAAGAAAAAAGGAGGAAGAATGAAATACAGAATCGAGGCTTATGTCTATCATGAGGTCGTTGACGAATTCGAAACAGACTCACTAAAAGAAGCAAGAAAGTGGTGGCGATGTTAGAGATAATAGCGACGATTTGTAATATAGTCTCATTCTGCTTTGTTTCGGGGATGGTGGGATTCATGATTATATTTATAGCAATTAAAATTTTGAGAGGAGATGGAGATGACGATGAGGATGCCTCTTGGTGAGGTATTAGACAGCAATACTAAAAACATGGTGAAGGTTTGGCTGGGATGTTTTAGGCATAGCGAAGATATTTATGTCGATATAGACGGTTATAGGATGGAATTTACGGTGGCGGACGATAAGGGGCATACTCAAAGATTGACAATCCCAAGTAGTTATTTAGAGAACAGTTGTCGAATGTATAGGATTGATGATTTGCTAGGAGTCGATAAAAATGAGTGATGAAGATATATTAATGCGAGGTGGGACAGAAGAGGATATTGTGAATTACGCACACGATGCTGGGGGTGCTTGTATGTATCCAGAATATCCTTGCGAGATATGTGAGGCGAGAGGGAAGGTAAAAAAGGATATTCGAGTGGGGCAAACTTACGAAGATTTAATAAACGCAACAGAGTCTATGTGGATAGATGGGGAAAAGGTAGAGGAAGCAGAGGTTCTCTGATAAAGGTGGGCTATAATAGGGCTTATGAGCGAAAATTTATACAACAAAGATTTAGATGAACTAGTAAATTTAATTATTGAATGGGCAGAAGAGCGGGGGATTGATAATCCTATTCTTCAATATGCGAAAGTAAATGAGGAAGTGGGAGAGATTGCCCATGAATTGACGAGAGATAGAAAAAACTCAATGGAATTGGTGGATGCTCTAGGTGATTCATTTGTGACTCTGATAATTCTAACTAGTATTCTTGGTTTTGATGTTAGGGGGGTTATCGCTTCGGCTTACTCTGTGATTAAGGACAGAAAAGGCAAAACGGTTGATGGCACTTTTATAAAAGATGAATAAATGACTTGATTTTTTGTGTCATTTTATTTATAATGAAAATAATAAATTAAAAGAAAGGGAAAAATGGGAAGATATTACACAACTAATAATTTCGATGGGAAATTCGGATTTGCTGTTCAAAGTTCGGGTGACCCAGAGATTTTTGGGATGGAAGAACAAGAGCCGTCCTCGATTGATTATTATTTGGATGGTTCAGAAGAGGCAATCGAGAATTGTGCTAAGGTGATTGATGAGCAGTACGATTTTTTGGGTATTCCAGAAAGCGACAGGGTGTATAAGATTGAAAAAGAGCAAGAGGTGTGGGACTTGTATGATAAGTACAACGATAAATGTTTTCGTGAGTATGATGAAGAATTAGATAAAGGGAAAATCCCATTTCATTCAGAAAAATGGAAAAAAGGTGCAGTCGAAGTTAAGGATGGTGTCGAATTGGCTTGGTGTAGGATTTCATTGGGCTGTAAGATTTATACCGATTTGGTTAATGATGGTTATTGTAGTCTAAATGCGGAGTTGTAGAGATGACGGAATTGGAAGTACTGTTATTGCTTGCAGACAAAGAAAATAAGCGTCTAGAACAGGAAAATAAACTGCTTAGGGAGAAGATTGAACTCCTAGAAAAATTGTTGGAAGTGGCAGAGTGTAGAAAGTATAAAGATTTCGTGTATAATGAAAATATAAGTAATAAGAAGGGATGAGATGTTATTGAGTTTACTACTTATAGCACAGATTAGTCTTGGTCTGATTGTGGGGATTGCAAACTGGGAAATTATTGCGTGTAGGATTTTAGCAATCGTGAGTGGTTTGACAATTTTGGTTATGAGTTATGAATTAGGGAAAAGGATGAAAAATGAGTAATTTAATTGAATTGAACGAAGAAAGCAACGAGGGGATTATCCAAAAATTGAGGGCATATGATATTACGAAGGAACCAGAGTTGGCAGTTGAGATTTGCGAGGAACTTTTGGATATGATGCCAGATGACGAAAAGATTAACGACCGTATGGCATACTGCTTGCCGAATTTGCGTGAGGACGAGAGATGACGAAGTTCGAAGAATTAAAAAGCATGGTGAAGAAGTGGAACGAAGAAAAAAGCGTTTCGGAAGCATATGATATTTGTGAATTTTTGGTTGAAAACCTATCGTCAGAAGATTCGTAGTACAATTGGGGAATGGTAAAAAAATATTTATTGTATCTTTTGAGGTGGCAACTTTCCACTCCTATATTGGCTCTTTGTGTATGTTATTTTGCGGGATTGGGGGAGATTTGGGCAACAGTGATTGCTAATCTAATTGGGGGATTAATCTTCTTTTGGGTAGATAGATTTATTTTTAAGGACAAGACAAAAAATAATATGCTATGATTTAGGTAAGGCCTAGGGGCTTGCAGTGGCGGGATGAATGTCTTAAATATCGACCATCTGTTAAATAGCCCCGTCCGTCATGGTGTGAGTGTATGCCGTAGCCCATATGAGGCTACCCGACCACAGATGGCGGATTTTTTAATATCTTTGCCACTAACTGTATCACTAACTGTATTAATGTGATAAAGTTGTCCGATAGACGAGTATGTCGTGTTTTAGAGTAAACACGCTATACAGGGGTGGAAGGCTTTATAGTGGCTTTATAGTATGTCCGATAGAATGGTGATAGAGTTATATTCCAACTTAATGGCTTAACTTAAAATAAGAGATTTTATATTTTAGTTTAATGGCTTAAAGTTAAATATGTAAACCTTTTATACGAAAAAGTTGACATATAAAAAAAGATGTAAACCTTTTATATGTTAAATCTTTGATGTAACAATGTTATATCTTGTTTACATGATTTTGTCGATGTGCCTCTGTTAATTTAATGTAATTGTTATATGTTGGTTTACATAATGTTATATGTTATACTGAAAGCGGCAACCTGACTGGTAGTCGCCCTAGTCTGTAAGGGAAAGCTTATTTACCAGGGGAGGCAGTAGGAAATAATAGTACAGACCTCGCCTCATGCCATAAACTAACCACCATGCGTGGTAAAGATTATAAACTGCTTAGATGGATTGGGGTTCCCTAGTCGCTAGGCGGTTTTTGTTTTGGGGGTTGATTTTTAAAAACATTTTATGTATAATGAATTTAGTATCTTAATAGTCAATCCTCATCAAGGAAGAGGGCGGGGTGATAACGGCTAAATTTAAGTCATGACTAATTTAGTAAAGGCATCCCACGTAGCAGGCCGTATACCTGGTGCACGAGGTAGAAAAAACTACGGAGCGGTTAGAAATAGTCCCTGGCACGGAACTCCAGCCTGAGGTGAAAAGCCTTAAAGATACAACCACCGATTAATTCTAGGATTTCGGTGGTTTTTTGATATTGATAAAATATGCTATACTTTGGGTACATATGTAGCGAGTTCATCCGCTTATGATGGACCGTCCAGCGTCCGATACGAGAATTAGAGGGTGAAAGTATGACACCAGAAATAAACTATCTACCTGCGAACGGACGACCGTAGGTTGCTTGGGGATTTATCCCCGCCTTAAAGCAGTCCTCATTTGAGAGGGAGTACTACTGCACTTGGAGTGGCGACCAAGTAAAATAAGTCCGCCTCATGATGGCTAGTAGTTCAATGGGTGGAACACCACTCTGTTAAAGTGGGAGTTGCTGGTTCGAATCCAGCCTAGCCAGCCAAGTAAATTAACAACTTAATAATAAGGAGAAAAAATGTCTGAGTCTAAAAATACAGAGTATTCTAAAATCAGCATTACAGCAACAACTTATCAGGATTATAAAGGGATTGGGATTCCACAAACCAAAACCTTTGATATAACTGATTGGATGAATAAACACGGAGTCAAGTTCATCCAGGATATTAAAGCGATTACTAAAAGTCAGGTCAGAGAATTAGATATTGATAATATAGAAGAATCTGTGCCAGAAACAATGTTCGTAGTTCATCCAGGTCAGTATAAAAAGACAGAAGATGATATATTGACAATCATTGATGCCGCCATCGTAAATTCCTCGCAGGCAAAAGCAATTAAAGAGTTAATTAGGCGAGCATTTGAAGATATGGAAACAACCTGCTGGGATAAACTTGTAGAGAAATAAAAATTGCTTTATAATAGGAGTATCCTTTCAAGTTGATAAAGGATTCTCGACCTAAGAAAGAGTCCCTAGAAATAGGGGCTTTTTTGTGGTTTTTGGTATAAATGGAAATGAGATGGATATGAAAAGTCGATATGAAGCGTAATGAAGCAAATGAAGGTTGTGCTAGAATTAAACTGTTATGGCAGATTATGATAGGAGATATATCGAGTGGCTTAAAGAGCAAGACCCCGCTACGCTAACACCAGAGCAAAGGCGATTGAGGAATTTAAGCCCGATTAAAAATGGGGAAGTTAGAAACCCTGCTGGCGGGAAGAAGGGGGTGAAGCATTGGTCAACTCATTTTAGAAAATTGTTAGAGGATGAAGATTTCTTCAAAACATTTATTTCGGGTGTCCCGAAGGAGTGGGAAGGAATTGTTGATAATTCAGCGGCTAAGGCAATAGCGGCGGCTGTAATAACAAGTACATCTCGTAGGTGTATGGAATGTCTAGCGAAGAAGGAACCGCTTGATAGAGATACGAGAGAGATGGTTGCCTTGTTGAATAAACTTGGATATGGTGACAAAGTAGTTATTGAGGATGTAAATGGCGATTCGCCATTCAACCGCCCTGCTTTATATTTTGATGTAATTCCATCAAAGAAGAGCGAGAATGATAATGCAGAACAGCCCGAGGATAACAATTAGCGAACTCCAACGGCTAGGATTGGAACTCTATAATGATGACGATACAGTAGAGGCTCTTTTTGGTGGTAGTGGTGGTGGTGGTAAAAGTGTCTTGTTGGGCATGTTGGCTGTTCAGCGTTGTATTGATTTTCCTGGTGTGCGTGAAGGGATTGGTCGTAAAGATTTGTCGCAGTTAAAAAAGACTACGCTAACGACCTTATTGGGCAAAGTACACGGGATTTATGGTATTTCGCAAAGTGATTTTAGGATTAAGCAGGATGGCACAATTCAGTACACAAATGGTTCAGAGATTATTCCTGTTGAATTGGATTATTACCCATCAGACCCAGACTTTAATAGGTTAGGAAGTTTGGAAATTTCAGATATGCTGATTGATGAGGCTGGCGAATTAGTAGAGCAATCTTATAATGCTATTCGTTCTCGTGTGGGCAGGTGGATGAATGATAAATACGGATTTACGGGGAAGGTGTTTGCTACTTGTAACCCAAGTCTGACTTTTATTAGGCAGTATTTTTATGACCCATATGACAAGATGGGTGGGGGAAGATACCAGCGTTGGCAGATGGGGAATACGGTTGTAAATGGTAAAACAATCCCAGCATATAGGGCTTTTATCCGTTCCTCGGTTTATGATAATCCGTTTATTGAGAGTGCTTATATCGAGAGGTTAAAGAGTTTGCCAGATAAAGAGAGGAAGCGTCTTTTGGATGGGAACTGGAACTATGCGGATGATGAATCTTCATTATTTCAAAGTACTCTTATGGATAAAGCAACGGTATATGAATTACCAGAGCACAGCGAGAAGTTTGAGAAGTATATCGGGGTAGATGTTTCGGATAAAGGTACGGATAAGACTATCTTTACGCTGATTGACAATGGTGTGTTAGTTTCACAGAAGCCAAGTACAATCCAGATGAATTGGGATAGTAAGAGCGAACTTCCGCTATCGAGATTGATTGCGGATGAGTTGATTGAGTTTGCCCAGAGAAATGGGTTTAGCCAGAGAGAATCTAGGCACATAGCAGTTGAGTGTAATGGTGTGGGGGTAGGATTGAGAGATTGTTTGAAAGAGCGTGGCTGGTATCTTACGGAGTATATAGCAACGCATAAATCTCGTTCGCAAGGGTACTATCAATTAATGTTAGATATGGATTCTGGCGGGGTGAAGATGTTGAACACGCTGACTGGGATGGATGAGTTAAGAAAGCAGTTGGCGGCTCATACTTACGAAATGGTAAATCAAGAGCCAAGCGTAATTAAGAAGGATAAAATCAAACAATCTATTGGTAGGTCGCCAGATAACGCTGACTCTTTTATGATTGCGAATTGGGTTAGGAATCAGATTCAAAATCCTCAAAATGACCCGCATAGGAATAAAAACAGGCTAGGCTTTTAAGGGGAAAGTGCCAAAAGGATAAGGAAAGGGCAAGGAAAAGGCAAAAAAGTCATAAAAAAGTATTGATTTTTTGGTACTTTTCATATATAATGAATAGTGTAAAGATAAAAGAAAGGGTAAGTATGAGAGATTGCGTAAAAATGATTCAAGATGAATTAGACGAATTCGTACAATGGGTAAGTGAAACTCAAGAGTTCGAAAACGAAGAAGAAAAATACGAATATCTTGAAGAAAACTTTTGGAGTCGTACGGCAGATGAATATGGTCTGGAGTATGATTTCGACGATAATTTGGTCGTAGGTTTAATTCAAAAGAAAGGAGAAAATCATGAGTGTAGTAAATTTAGGCGAATTGGGGATGATGCCGAGAATTGGCAAGAGTTCAGGAATCTCGTGAATAACGGTTCGCTCATCTGGACGGACGGACACGAATAAACAACCTGCCTTCAGGTGCCAGGCATTAAAGAGTAGCACAGAACCTCACACAAAAGAGTCAGCGGATAAGGGGGAATTATATGGGCAAAAGTTTGATTTAGACTCTTTAAAGGTTTATTTCGACCCATATAAGCCAGAGGTTGTCTTATTTGATGATGAAGGCAATACAACAGAGGAAGGAGAAGAAGATGCGTGAGTTTATGGTTCAAGTATGTAAGTGGCTAGATAAGGTGAATGGAAATACTTATCATAATGTGATTGTAATTCTTGGCGACCATCATTATTTGCGAAGTGGTTTCAAGTATGGGTATGGCAACCAGTATAAAGAAACAGCGATGGAATTGATAAAGGAAGAATACCCAGATATTGAGATTGAGCAAAAGTAGATAATTACGGTGTGGGAAGGTTGGGTAACATCTAAAAAAGCATGTAAAGATTTTCGTGGTGTATTGATGTACGAATAATTACAATAACATAAAATTATACATGGAAAATAGCCCTTGTGATGGGGCTATTTTTGTGGTTTTTGTGAGTGCTATAATTTGCGTACATTAACTAAATAGAAAAGGAAATTTCTTCATGAAAATTGTGTACGAAAAGCCAGAAGATGCTATTCAATTTGATATTGAAAGGTACTGTAAATCTTTAAATAGATATGGAGAAGTTTCTAAAGAAGAAATTGAAGAGGCTTTGAAAAACCTTCATTATGACCCAATGCATGTGTCTGTATTAGTTAGATTGGGTGCCCAGTTGATTAAAGACGAAGATAAAGCAAGGCAGTATTGGGATGAGCACTCAAATAATTATGAAGGGTTCGAGAGGTTAAGAAGAATTACTGGGTATTTGGTAGGTACGCTTGACCGCTGGAATGATGGTAAAAAGGCTGAAGAGAAGGCTCGTGTTAAACATTCAGTAGGTCAATACTCGATGGAAGAGAAGGTTAAAAGGGAAGAGTTAAAACAGGAGCAGGTTTTAGTCCGCCAGAGTTAGTTTTTGCTATACTTATAAATAGATGAAAAAAGAAAAATATAATGCCATTCTGGGTAAAATTTTAGAGTTGAAGGTTGCTCTAAATGACGAAGGGGGTGGAAACCCTTATCATGATGAGTTAGGTCGTTTCACGACTGGACCTGGTGGCAAAAAGGGTGGAACTGCTAAAAAATCTGAAGGGCAGAAAGTTGATAGCGAGGGAAATGAACTTTCAAAAGAACAAGAAGAATACTTCAAGGGTAGTAAGATTCGGGATGAAAAAGGGAATCTAAGGCTATTGTTCCATGGTTCTCCTAGTGAAGATATAGAAGAATTTGATGAAGGGAAGGCTGGCTCGAATACTAGAAGTGGGGAAAAGGCATTTTTCTTTACCGATAGTAAGAATTGGGCTGATGAGTTCAGTTATGAACGGATTGCCACGGATTCATTGTTTTTTGAGGATAGAGGAAAGAAGGGGAAAATTTACGAAGGCTACTTGAATATTAAAAATCCGCTTGATTTGGGGAAGATGTCGGAAAAGCAAATTTCTGATATGTATGAGTATGCTTCGGAACTAGGAAAATTGGATGGAAAAGATAAATTTGTCCAACGGATTAAGGAGTGGCAGAGGATTGGCAACGACCAGTTGATAAAGGGGCAAATTAATCTTGAGAAGTTTAAGAAGTCTAATTATGATGGAATGATTGCTCGAATGGAAGTGGGAAGCGACTCGAAAGAGTATATTGTG